CTGCTTCTGCTTCTGCCTCTACAGGGGAAGATGCTTCGGCTTCAACTAGTGCAGGGGTAGCCAACAAACCTTCAGGCACTGCTCCCAAATTTCCTTCCTTTTGTTTTTCTTTCTTATTATTATTATTTTTCGAACGAGGCTTTACTTCCATGGTCTCTTCTGTAGGTTGTTCAGGAGAAGTTCTTTTAGACGTAAGAAATGTGGCTTGTACTCTAGCTTTCTTATTTCCCCCTGGTGCATACCAAAGCTCTGCAGACTGTGTTAAAGGGAGGATTGCTTCTGCTTCCTTGCTCAGAGTCTTTGCTGCTTCAGATGCAGCTAGAATTCTGCGCCATCCTTTTACTTTCTTCAGCTCAGAGTATGTATCAGATGCAGAAGTAAGAGTCTCACCTACCCCCCTACCTGGGGCTAGGTCTGCCGAAGACTCGTAGAACTGGAACACGTCATTCATTTGGCGTATTGAGGGACTTGCTGATATATTCTGTAAGCCACTCAATTTTATTGGCTCTTTGATTTTAGACTCATAAATGGGCATTTTGCAGGGTCTCTTCATGATACTCTTGTATCATAATGTCCTAGTCTTCTAGTGGGTAAAAGTTGACGCGAATCCCGGCTCGAATAAAAAGTCCACCTTGACAAATGGAAATGGCGACTCTCGGCCGTTCCCATCCTGTGTTTGTATTCTTAGACAGTTTGGAGCGTCCCAAGACGAGCCAAGATGGCTCTTTGGGAGGAATGGGTAAAGTGAAGGGAAACTGGCTAGTCCCTGATAGTCGATATGAGGAGTTCATTGATAAGTTACATGACCACATCTTTGTAAAAGGGGGTCGTCCGTTGAACTTGGTCGAGCAGCCTCGTTTGAATAAGCACAAGCCTCTGCTGATTGACTTGGACTTCAAGTTCCCTCATCATGTGAATCTGAGGCACAAGTTTGAATCGAGCCATATTAATGAGTTCGTGGCGAGTGTTGTAGAGGGTTTGAATACTCTGTTTGACTTGAGCACGTATGAGCAAGTCAGATTCTTTGTATCGGCGAGACGCCATGCGTATCCAGATGCTCCAAAGAAGATTGTGAAAGATGGGATTCACATTCAGTCTCCTGATATCTGTCTGACGAACGAGAAACAGGCAGTTCTTCGTTCGTGGATTCTGGAGCAGAATGCAATTGAAAACGCATTTGAAGGAATTGGATATACGAATGAAGATGGAGCGAAAGATATCTATGATTCTTGCATGGGTCGTAAACAGGGGTGGTTTCTGTATGGCGAATCGAAGGAGAACATTGAGGCGTATGAACTATATTCTGTGATTCGGTATGACCCTCAGACGGATAGCAGCGAGTATGAAGATGTTGGGAAGTATACAAATGACCCTCGGAAGCTGATGAAGCTGCTGAGTGTCCGTTATATGATTCGTGATGATACGAATATTGTGCGTCCTGAGCAAAAGGGAGAGTACGACAGATTGCTACGCATTTCTTCTGGGAAACCGGCGGCTAGACCTGCTCTTGCTCCTGCTCCTGCATTTGCTGCTGCATGCGGAGCAGCAGATGAAGAAATGGCCGAAATCCCCACACCTAAGGATATCGGTGCATACATTCCTAACTTGCACGACGCCGAAGAGATTGAGCTAGCCAAAGAAATTGTGCTAGAGTGTCTGGGTGTTGACCGCGCCAATGAGTACAAGAAATGGATGGAAGTCGGCTGGTGTCTGTACAACATTGACGAGAGCGAAGAGATGTTCGATGTATGGCGCGAGTTTTCGAAGAAGTCTACCAAGTACAGCGATGGTGATTGGGCTTCCCTGCGAGAGAGATGGAATCGCGGATTCAGCCGTGACACGGCAGGAGCGAAGCTGACACTGAAGTCTCTGCATTATTGGGCGCGTGAAGATAATGCTGAGAAGTACAAGGAGTTGATTGAGAATGACCTGATTCGTTATGTGCAGTATCGTGTTGCTGACACGCACTATCACGTGGCGAAACTACTGCGCCGCAAGTATAAGGGTCGTTTCTGTGCTTCTGTGGAAATGAAGAAGACCGAGTGGTATATGTTTGATGAGAAGCTTCATACTTGGGCGCACACCTGTCAGGGCAATGAACTAGTAAAGACATTTAGCCGAGAGATTGCGGACTTGGTCATTCGTGCAAAGATGCGGCTCAAGAAAAAGGGGTGGGAGGGACACTGTCAGCAGACTCGGGCGACGGACAAGGATGCCGCGCCCGATGAAGATTGGTTCAAGGGTTGGGCAGCCACCCTGGATGGTGGACAGTTCGCTGTTCTTAATAAGGTTGAAAATCATCTGTATGATGAAACCTTCAAGAATAAGCTACTCAATGCGGCAAAGGTGGAGTTTTCTGAAGAGAGGTTCTCAACTCGCCTGAACATGAACCCACACCTGTTCGTCTGCAAGAATGGTGTACTTGACCTTTGCAACGAGATTGAAGAGGGTGGTAAAAAAGTAAAGCGTGTTCTCTTTCGCCCAGGTCGTCCTGAAGATTATATGAGTCACTTGGCTGGGCGTATTGAGCCAGATTGTGCACCTATATCCTATTTCCCACATGACCCGGAAAATCCGAAGCTGAAAGAACTGATGGAGTTCTTGACAAAAATCTTTCCAAATGCGGAGATGCTCTCTTACGTCATTCGTCTCATGGCGAGTTGTCTGGAGGGAAATAATCGTGAACAGTGCTACTATACTTTCATTGGTGTGGGTGGTAATGGTAAGTCAAAGGTAGTGGATCTGATGAAGTATACTATGGGTGACTACTGCTCTTCTCTATCAGCGACAGCCCTCACTCGTTCTCGTCCTGATTCGGGTGCAGCAAATCCGGATATTATCTCAATCAAGAACAAGCGGTTCATTTATCTTCAGGAGCCTGATGATCGTGAGCCTCTGAACACTTCTCGTATGAAGCAGTTTTCAGGTGAAGACGTAGTAGAAGCTCGTGGCCTATTTGAAGACCAGCAGCGTTTCCGTATTTCTGGAAAACTCTTTATGATGTGCAACAGTCTGCCGCCGATTAATGCGATGGATCGTGGTACTTGGCGTCGTATCCGTGTTTTGAAGTTCGGCACCAAGTTCGTGGATGCGAGTGATCCTGACTTGAAGGCTGGGCGACCGAATGTGTTCTTGCGTGACAATGACCTCGATGGAAAGCTGCGTGAGTGGCGTGAAGTCTGGTTGGCACTCCTGGTTCATGTATACGAGAAGGAGTATCTTGTGAACGGTCTGGAGCCGATTCCTGCTTCAGTCATGGACGAGAGTAACAAATACAAGGAATCATTTGACCAATACGGCAAGTTCAAGGCCGAGCGCATGATTGTATTCAACGAGCGTTCCACTGTGAATCTTATTGAACACGCCGATGACCATGTAACTCTGAAAGAGGTGCTGAGAGCTTACAGCAGATGGGAACTTGACAAGCGCGCCACTTTGACAGGAAAGAAGCTGAATGCAAATGAACTCGAGAATCGTCTGAAAGGCGATTTTGGAGACCAGGACAATGGAATCTATAAACGTTGCCGCGTGTTTGACAGCGAAGAAGACCGCGACGACTTTATTCGGGAGAGGACTCCTGATTCATAGGTATACGGAATATCATTTGTAGTAATTTTTTCAATAAATCACGGTAAGGATCCCATACTTGTGCAACATGGGATTCCTTATTATCTGAACAAAACTGTGCATCGACATTTATCGTGAAATTGATAATATTTTCAGTGTTCTCGTAAATCTTGTTTGTATGGATTGCTAATATAGTGAAATTATCATATTCATACTTCGTTTTAATATAATCGCATATATTGACTAATTCTGCATAGTTATCATTATAGCGATTACCCATTTCATTATATACATCGGCTTCTGTTGTATAAACAAAGAGGATTTTCTTCTTTTCTTCGAGAGCCGTAAATAGTCGTGCAAATCTTCTCTTGAATGTTTCTATCGTTTTTGTATAATCTTCATCAAGATTGTAGTGTCCAAACCACACTTCATCATCCGTTATAATTTGATTCTTAAATGGAAAGAATTCGCTCGTATCTTTCAAATATTTCAAGATTAATTTTGGAGTTGTTGGTACAAAATCAAAGGGATAGGATTCTTTGTAAATATGTAAGTCTTTTAAAATCATTGTTGTCGGACATTTATTACCGATTGATACAATTGTATCATAATCTGAAGCATTTATGTGAATGTTAGGTATTTGAAAATTCATTCTATTTACGATACATAAATAGAATGAATTATTGTTTACGCAATTATCCATAGCGTATAATAAATCCAGAACCGAGTACAATAATGAGAAACATGAGACCAAAGACTTGTATTCCTCTTCCACTAGTCATTTGACTAAATACGGCAACTGTAATTGCTAAGATAGCAAAAGCAAGAAAGAATAATAGAAGAACATATTCTTGTAGAGTTTGGGCACGACTCTTTCCTCCAGAGGATTGTAAGATTGCTTCTTGTTCTTGAAAGAGCCGGTTATACATATCGGCCTTGGAAGTATAGTCATTTTCCATAGTTGTATCAGGAGTTCCACCCTGATGTATATAAGCTTCGTACGAGTCTGAAATTTTTGTTTGCAGACTCGTAATTTGTGTTTGTATATTTTGTACCCGTTTGACCAAGTCTGCAACCGTAGTCATTCTGTTGTGAGAAGAGTCTTTATGAATTGGAGCATGATGGCGGAGGAGGAGTTACACCCCCATCCTTCAAGCCGAGATAGCGACGATTCCAGAATCTCTTATCACGATGCTTACTCGTATAGTAGGCACGATTCCATAAGATACCTACAAGTATAACGGTCAGTATACCACCAATTATGTAAAGAGTAGAAAAAGGAATAAATCCAGAACGTTCCAAAAAGATAATAACAATTAATAAGGACAAATACAGAAACAGGCACTGTAAAAAGAAGAAGGTATCGAGCTTATTTTGCGCTTCCCACTCATTAATCTCGCCTTGCCGGGCATATGTTTCAGAAGCTCCATTATTTATAGAATTATTCTTATTTGTCAAATCAGCAGCAATATCACTGATTGTCTTATTACGATACATATACATGCCGTAGGTGAGAGCCTGTGAACTATTGTCTGTAGCACCGTTTAGTGAACTTAAAAGACTATCTGACTCAGCACTATTAATCTCTTTGATACGTGCGGCTGTGTCAATTGTGGTTGTTCCTATTGCTTGTTTTGCAGATAAACTGTCGGCTGCAGGAAATACGTAGTCATACGACAAAGAAGCCATTTACTAATTACGAGGAAAAGGAAATTCAAGAACGACTTAACTGAACTATCATGGCTACCGCCGCAATATTCAGGAATGCATATAGACTGAGAAGTACGTTCGCATAACGATTCTTTTCAGAGTTGTATTCCATCGCTCCTTGTTGAAACTCGGTCTCTGTCATATACTTCTGGGCTTGTTCTGCAGAAGTATTTAGTGCAAGAATCTTCTTTGTTAAGTCCGTATTACTACCAGGCAAAGTACTGTTATTTACAGTTTGTTGTATCTGTCCCAAGACTCCCGTGTAATAGCCACTGATTTGTCCAAGAAGATAGCGAAGATCTATCATACGTGTATTCAAACATGCCATTTGGTAGGCAATACCCTTCAAATATTCAGACTGTGCTAAGGGGGTGGCTGAGTATTGGTTATCTCCTGCTCCTTGACCATTGAAAATGGCAAAAACCGGAGAACCTGCGCCAATAGGAGAATATGTATCGACAGGGGTTGTATAAACGTAAAAATACTTTTGCAAGAGCCATTCATAACGGGTTCTGTAGTAGCAGTACTCCGCAAGGAAGGCGCCGAAAAAACGGAGATTCTTGGCTTCCAAGGTAAGGATACGGGCGGCTTGTTGCGTTGTTAAGGTATAGCCAGGTTTCAGAGAAAGTTGATAGAGATATATGAGACTTTCTGTACCGGAGGCAGGGGGAGGAGCATTCGGAGTGAATTCGGAAGGGTTGAATAATTCAATTTGTTGGAGTAAGTATCCCTTGGCTAGCAACATACCAAGAAGGCTTGATGGCGCAGACACTATAGAACCAGTTGGCGTGGCATCGGAAGGATTCCAGAAATCGGTGGGTTTTAGGATAGGATTCTCTGTTGTGCTAAAGGTGTAGTTCTTGCGCATAGCTTGTACAATATAGCTATCCACGATAGTTTCAGGCTTTGACCCCTGAGAAAGTACAACGTTTTTGAGCAATGAAAAGTCAGCACCGCCATTCGCTACAGAAGTGATTCCACCACCTGAGAGGAACTGTAAAAGGGAGAATTGACTATTGGGGTTTATTGAGCCTGATGATAAGATAGTGCCTGTGTTTGAATTTGCCAGTGCAGATAAGTAAGATATCGGTGTACCAGAAGTAGCAATCAGAGGAAAGATAGTAGTATCGGAACTAGTATTTGCAGCATTTGTGTCTGATATCCAAAGCTTTGGAAATGTTGTTGTATTTAATAATGAACACGGGTCTGCCCCAAGACCATCTAATGCCGGCATCTTCTAAACGTAATTTATAGAATTAACACCGCATCTTGCAGACCTAGAACCACTTTCTCCAAATGCCAAAAACTGTGACTATGGCTCCACCGGCTAGACCTCCATAGATGTATCCTTTGTATTCGTCAATATTGAAGCTGAAGCTTGATTCAGACAAAGCCGGTAATGAAAACTTCAATTCAATTCCCTGCATGAACATAAATGTAAGAACTGAGAGAATTAAGAATACGAGGGCAAATGCGAACAATACAAATAGGGATACTTCTTTCAGTGGGCGAAAGATTGGAAACCAGCCTTCATAATAACTCACAGGGGCAGGGTCAGCCGTTACAGATTCATAACGGGCTTTCGAAGTTTCATAACGCTGCTTGGCATCTGAGAGAGTTTTCGGGTCTTGTTTACTTTCTTCTTCTAGGCAGGAAGCAACAAGACGAGTAACAGGTATTTGAGATGTTTCAATCGTTGTTAGATATTCATTAATTTGAGGATATCCTGATAATGAATCAACATCCTGTATTTGGTCAATGGTGTTAGAGCTCAAAGCAGAAGAAAACTCTGCAACTGTATCAACCATTTCCTTATTTCCAAGTTTGTATATATTCAAAAAATTCTGGGTTGAACCTGCTGACCTGGCTGCTTGTAGAACTGCAGAGCATGTGGTTGGGACAGAATTATCATTATCAGTATTAAATGCCATGCCTGTATCAATAACAGGGTCTACAACTGTAGTTGATTGATTCACGGGGTTTAATCCATTTAGACTAACTGTCGTGGCAGAAGCCATCTTCTATTATGGAACACATACACGGTAACCAATACACTCACCCGCTGTCAAACTAGGGCGAGTAATTTTCACAATATCACCGGGCAATAGACCTAGCATACGAGCTACGGGGTCTTCATGAAAGCGGATGAAAGGCAGCTGGGACTTTTTTGCATAAATACTTTTGAGTAGAGGTTCCTCTTCTTCAGCAGGTATACGCTCGTGGAGCGGTACAAGAAAGTGCTTCAGGGGATTATTGATAATGGCTGCCGCTTGGAAGAAACGAACCTTGGCTTTGTGGTTTGTATAACATTGAAGAGCAATGGCGTGAAAGTTAGGAGCAATAGGTTCCATCGTGATGATAATCAATTCTGTAGAATCTGTGTTAAAGGGTGTTTCGTTTTCTTCATCGACTCCAATAATTTTCATGGTAAATCCACTCAGCTTCTGCTTGATTTTGCCTAGCGTATAGACAACTAGACACTTCGCGTACTTGCCCTCAACAGGTTCTTTACGCGCGAGTTCCATCATAAGTGCCGGAGGTGCGCCTTGAAGAGGTCCTGCTTTCACCATTTCTCCAATTTCTTTGGGACTGAACTTACTGTAAGGGGTTGTGTCATATCCTTCGGCTTCTAGGTGTTCAAGGAGAGTAATACGGCTCCGATACAAAATATCAATTGTCTCGGAATTCATCTTGGGACTGTCCTACTGAATCGTATAGCGAAATCACTTTTTAGATGTTTGTTTGTTTATCCGAGTTTTTGAACAGTGACTCTTGATGTTGCTGGATTAAATCCAGGTATTGAGATGGGGCCGCGACTGTTTCCTGAGCCTCTGGGTGAGTTGGCACGGGCTCTAGGAGTTACATTGCGACGCTGCATTTGCATTTGCATCTGGCCATTTCCTTCATATCCTGATTGTTGCATGGCTTGAGGGCTTGTGTCTATGACAATTGTCGGAGGAGCATTTCCAGGAATGGGAGAATCATACATCATTTGCATAGGTTGCTGTTGCATTTGCAAAGGCTGTTGCGCCATAGGTTGCATTTGTACATATCCACCTGTTTGTTGCGTCATGGGTGCCATAGGCTGCATTTGCATGGGTTGCGACATAGGCTGCGAGATAGGCTGCATGGGT